TTTAGCTGTAGTGGGTATGATGTTTTTTATTGGGTTAAAAGCATATGCTTATGAATATAAAAGCAAAGAATTAACCAGACAGCAAAAAATTAATCAAGGCTTGATAAAAGAAGATCGACTTGTTGTATGCAGATTAAAAAAACAAAAGGTTTATAAAGGCAAGGTCGCTTGTATATATCAAGGTGCTAATAGAACTTTTGAATTATCATTCCAAGATATTAGAGTTGGTTGTGTAAAAAATTTTCGTTGTAAATTAAACCCTAATGGTTCAGAACCAAATATAGATGATGTAATGAAAAGTTTGAGGAGCATAGCAAAATGACTGCATTTATGTTAGCTTGTTATATGAATGGTGTTTTACAGGGTGCTATTTATTTTAAATCTGCGGTGGATTGTACCTTTTATTCAGAAGAATTAAGCGGTCAAAGATTTGATACACCAACAGGAAGCGAAGAATATAATTGTATGTGTAAATTAGTTCCAAGTGTTAACCCAGATAAAGTGAGGGTTTATTAATGGAAAAAGATAAAAAAATAGTTAATGTAGATATAGGTCAAAATAGTTTTGAATTATCACTTAGAATTTTAGGAAATGAATTTGTTGCAATAAAAATTGGTTCTACAAACTTTTCTGGTAAACTAATAGCGGGTGGTATTTTATTATTATTTTTTACTTTGGTTTTATTAGAGGGTTTTGGATTAAATGAGATTTTAATACAATGAATGTAGAAACTTTTTTAAAATGGAAAATATTACCAAGATTAATGATGTTAGCTAGTACAGTAATGTCGTGGAGATGTGCTGAATGGTTTATGGGTTTAGATACACCAACAGCTAGTCAATCAGCATTTGTCTCGGTTGTTATGGGTGTAATGACTGGGGTATTTGGTATTTGGATGGGTCACGAACATAAAGGTGAAAAACAATGAACTTTGTCAAACTTAAAGAAGATTTAATTAGAGAAGAAGGTTTAAAACACGAAATATATAGATGCAGTGAAGGTTATCCAACCGCAGGAGTTGGTCATTTAATAACTGAATGGGAAGAAGAATATTATAGTATGCCGATAGGTGCAAAAGTTCCAGAAGAGCAAGTTGATAAATGGTTTGCCGATGATTTAACTATAGCCGTGAATGATATGGCAAAGTTTACTGAGGGGTTTGTAGTAGATGAAAATGTTAAAGAATGTATTACACAAATGGCATTTCAATTAGGTTTACCAAGATTAAATAAATTCAAGAATTTTAAACAAGCATTAAAAGATGGGGATATAGCAAAAGCACAAGCTGAAATGAAAGATAGTTTGTGGTATAGGCAAACCACTAACAGAGCTGAACGATTAATAGAAAAAATGGGACAAAGCATATGATTGCTAGTTTATTACCAGTAGCATCTAAATTATTAGGTAAATTTATTGAGGATAAAGATACTAAAAATAAACTTGCTCATGAAATAGCGACAATGGCAGAAAAACACGCACAGCAGATAGCATTAGAGCAAATAAAGGTAAACCAAGAGGAAGCAAAAGGTAACTGGTTTCAAAGTTCATGGAGACCTTTAATCGGTTGGATTTGTGGGTTATCTCTTGCCATAAATTATATGGTCAGTCCTATGTTAGCGGGGTTTGGAATTGTAATACCACAAGCTGATATGTCAGTAATGATGCCTTTATTATTTGGTATGTTGGGTATATCTGGAATGAGAAGTTTTGATAAATATAAAAAAACAGACACAAAAAAATGATGTGGTTTTATTTATCATTGAGTAAATTTTTTAATAAAATTGGAAATTATTTTTATTATCTTCATGTGAAAGAATTAAGGATAAAACAAAAAAAGGGTATTGTTAATGAGTAAATTTTATATGAAGTTATACGATATTTTTAATAGTATTGCGGGTTATTTCTGGAAAAAAGCATTACAACCAAGAAAAAAGGAGAATGAAGTGAAAAAAGGATTAACACCTAAACAGAAAAAATTGCCAAAAGGTTTACAGGAAGCTATCCTAAAAAAGCAAAAGCCAACAAAGAAAAAGAAAGGTAAATAAATGCCCTATCATTATGGAAAAGGTTCACATTCTAAGGGAATGAAGAAAAAAAAGAAAAAAGCAGTAAAGAAGAAAAAAAAATAAATGGTTTTAGTAAAATCTATTAAAAAGTTTACTTCAAAGTTAAATAAAACCCAACAAAAAGCTATGAATAAACACGCAAAGCATCATTCATTAAAGCATATGCGACAAATGGCGAAAGATTTAGAAGATGGAAAAACTTTTGGACAATCTCATAGACGAGCTATGGCGAAAGTTGGTAGATGATTGGTTTTACAACAACAGCTACTATCAGTGAACTTATAGACAAACGACCTATGAAGAAAAGAAAAGGTAGGAGACGTTATAAATCGCCAATTAAAAGCGATTTAAGGGCAGTACAGAAGATTTTAAAGTTAAAAGGTAGGAAATGAAGTAAAACCTACTTACATCGCTTAGGAATGTATTTTTCAACAATCCTCCTCACTTGTTCGATACATTCATTCAAACCCCCTTGAACTATAAAATGCGGTGTACCTAATGCTTTAGATTGTACTGCCCACAATTTTTGTGAATCAGATAACCTGCCTTTTTTGGTTTTTAATTCAATATATAAAATTTTTCCCTCTGGATATTCAATTATTAAATCTGGACAGCCAGACTTTAAACCCATTCGTTTCATCTTTGCATGGTAATAAATAGACCTTTTGCCCTCGTTGGGAACATGAAAGTGTCTAAATGTATGTGTATTAGAAAGAAAAGTTAAATAATCGTTACAAGCTATTTGTATGTCTGATTCTTTGGTCATAGGGGATAAACTCATGCCTACTTGATTTACCCCCTATGTAGAGAATGTTGGAGCATACTCTATTACTTTAATAGTGGTTTAACCATATCTTTTGTAACAAAGTATATTTTTTTATGCAAGATAATAAATTAATGGTTGACTTAATAAACCTAGCGATTAATCTAGGTTATATTAATAATAAATGGAGCATACAATGTACTATAATGAAAAAACAAAAAAACCTTATACTGGTAGCAATATTGATATTTTAGAAGCTACTGGTCTTAAAGGTGGTTTCTTAACTTTCAAACAGGCTATTGAACTTGGTTATAAAGTCCCTAAGGGTACCAAATCAGTTGCTAAGATAATCAGACCAATGGACGAATGGCATGAAAAAGCAGATGGTTCAACAGAGGTAAGAACATCTGGTAGAAAATTCCCAATATTTCATGTTTCACAATTACAACAAGAGAGTGCTTAGGCACTCTTTTCTTTTTTAATAATAATAATAATAAGGAAAATACTATGAAAAATATAAATAACTCAAATGAATATGACGATTATCTAAAAAAATACATCAAATATTATATTGTAACTATCTTCAAGGGTAGAGGTAGATATACCAAATATACCTTTGATACTTTACAACAAGCCATTCAATATAGAGATTTATTAAAATCTATAAATGCTAGAGCAATCATTTATGGTCTATCTCAACCACCACATTCAAATGAAACAATTTCTATAGCGATGGGAGTTTAATTATGAAAATTTGTATTCACATTCAAGATTTAGAATCAAGAGGCGATAGATGGAAATATGCAGGTGGAGAAACCTACGTTATTAGAGATATTGATAAATCGGAAATATCAAAATACGATAATGTATATTTTAAAGAATTTTTAGAAAATAGGTTTAATACTTCATATACAGGTTTGCCACCTACTAAAGAATTTGAAATGCAATCATATATTTTAAGTATTGATATTATAAAAGATAATGAGGCTGAATGCGATCCTTGGAAAGTTCCTTATAATCTTGAAATACGAGATATTATTAAAAATGATAGATTAGACAAACAATTATTTGCTCATAGGTTTTGCCCAAGAGACGATTATTGGTCTAATGATGATCGTTATAATAATATTATAGGGTATGTTGAGCAATGTTATATAACCCCAACAAACCATCTTGAGCAATACGCTAAAGAATATATCACAAAAGATATGAACAATTTAGTTGTTAACGATTTCATTCATAGAGATTTTTCAAGAAAACCCTATAACCCACATGATAAGGAAGCATCTTAATTGGTGCTTTCGTCTAAGGAGGAATTAATGGTTAAATTTATTAAAAATTACGGTGTTTATATTTTAGAAATAGCATTTCTTTTCATGATGTTTGGATTTGCTTACTTTTTATTAATTATTTTATAGGAGCATACAATGATAGATAAACCCACAAGAATTGGAAATTCTGAACTCTACAATGCTAGGGTTCTGAATATGTCGGTGGCTAAATACTATGGGATTGTTAAAGAGTATAATGAAATAGTGGTTGAAACCAGACAATTAAATAAAAAAGAGTTAGAAAAGAATGGAGATAAAGCAGAACTAAATCTTTATTATTCAGTTAGATATAATCTTAATCTGATGGTCTTAGAAAGCATTTTGCAAGATAAGACTTCAAAAGAAGTGAAAAATACTTTCATGGCTTATTTAAATAAAATGAAAGCGATAAAAAAATGAAGAAATATAAACTAATTCTTTTATTATCTTTGTTGGTTGTTTTAAGCAGTTGCTCTACGACACCAATAGTAGATAGTAGAGGAAAATCATCGGCGAATATTAAAGGCGATATGAACCGATTTCACGACGATTTATATACTTGTAAAAGTATTGTTAAAGACGAAACAAATTTTGTTTTAGAACAAGGCAAAATAGTATATAATTTGTTAAGATTCAAAGTCTTATGGCTAAGTCCTAAAGCACAAACTAGGCAAGATTTAATTAATAATTGCTTAGAGGGGCGAGGCTATAATGTACTTAATAAATAATAATAACTTTGGAGCATATTAATGACAAATATAATTGAAAAAATTTACGATAATACAAAAGATGGTGTACCAAACTATTCTATTGATTTAATTGATGGGAGAAGATTGTATTTTAGAGGGGTAGAAATGAACCCTTTGCCTACATCTGGAGATGCCATTAATTATACTGAAATAAACACCAAAACCTCTGCAAATGGTAATCAATACACTAATATAAAAGATGTATCTGTTGCTTATAATCCAGATGGTCAAAATGATGCACCAAGCAACAATGCCCCACAATCTTTAGGGAATGTTGTAGGTAATTCTAATTTTACACCAAATAAACCAAGTAATGGCGGTCTTAATAAAAATGATACCCAAAGGCTTGATATATTTGTAACTGGTGTTGTTGGTCGTTCAATGGGTTCTGGACATTTCTCTGTTCAAGATATTGAGCAACTTACCAAAAATGCAGTAAATGCTTTTAATGAAAACCTTAAAAAATTATAAAAAGCTATTCGCCGACTTTTGGGGGTATCACGAATACGATATCCCTATCTGTTGGGGTTGTTATAGGCAACAAGCGGTAGATATACACCATTTAATACCAAAAGGTATGGGAGGTGTTAAAAATAATCGTTTGAATAGAATTGATAATTTATTTCCAGTTTGTAGGTCTTGCCATAATTTGGCACACAAAGATAAATCTATAAATGAAGAATGGAAAGTTAAATTAAAAGAAAAAATATATCATAAAGAGTGGGAAAATTTACATGATAAAAAATGAAATACCATTAAATAAATATGTAATTCATTGTAAAGAAACCAAATACTACAATGTTACAATAAATGCTTTAAATTATGAGGTTGCTGAAAAAAAATGGCAGAATATAGCCAAAAAAAGGGATTATACAACATTACACAATGATTTAGAGGTAATAAGTATAAGTAAAGAAAATGACTGATATATATGCACTTCAATTCGACCCTAATAAAATTTCGCATCAACAAGAAGAA